GCTAGAGGGACAACTACAATATCTGTAATCGCACACATTTCAGGCCACAACTTGTCGATAAACTCATATACATCTGGCTTGCCCTGCATTTGCTTATATCTGCCACCGGCAATAGTCTGCCACTCTGGTATCCAGTTGCCTATGGTCATAAAGTCTACGTTGTCGTACTCTTTTAGAATCCGTTTCATTCCACCCATAAATCCGCCCTCGGTTAAGTCCTTCCAGTGGGTTGATGACCCTGCATGAAGTATGGTTATGCGGTCTTTTTTGACGGGCTTGATCTTTGTGTGGTCATAAGCGGTTAGATCAACATAATTGGGGATAACTTTGGTAAGTTCTCGGTCATAGTTTCGGTTACAATTTCTAATAATCTTGTTTCTTAGCACCGAGTTTGTGGTCATTACCCACTTACAGTGATGGAAAATAGAGGTTAGGGTATAGAGCGCCTCCGTTCCCTTGTGATAGTTCTTGTATACGGGGTTATCTGGAGTGAGTTCAAACACGTTATCGTCAAGATCTAAAACAACTGCACACCCGTTTTTTTCTGCGCTGAAACCCATTGACACATACCCCCAAGGGGTATCAATATATGAGGCGACAATCACGTCCCAGTATTTAGTGATCTCATCCCAATTCTTTTGATCTTTAGTAAATGGGTCTTTTCTGATCTCTACCTCAAACTCTGTATCTGGGAGGTATTTACCTGGTAGTATTGTTCTGGCGTAGTCCACGCCTGATGTGGTTGATATATCATTCTTATTCGTCTTCATGTGTGTCTCAAGACAAAGCACTCTTATTTTACTTCCCTTCATTTTTTAACTCCCTTTCTATTTGGTCGTGTAGATTTTGTAGAAGACTAATAATCGTCACTAAAGTCATTTTAACCATAGAGAGAATTGACCTGTTACTTACTGCCATAGATGTTGTCTGCTTTGATAAGTAGCTGAATCCGCCGGTGCGGTAGCGTTACTCTTTTCGTAGGTAGGATCCATTACCGCCTTGTTAAATGCCCAGTGCATGTGTTCAACCATTTTAGGTTTCTTATCATCATCTCTAAAATCGGATAACATCTGATTACCAAGATCAATGACTGACTCTAGTTTAGTTGATTGGCATGATCGACATTTACTTATCATCTGTACTCCTCTATTGGGCAATTAGGGTCTTTTTTATGCCAGTATTCTAATCCCGCTTTTATGTTAGCTTCCCATTTGGGGTTTGGTCTGATACTAGACTTCTCTATAGAATTGGGAATGTCGTGTAATAACTCTCGTGATCCATGACAATCAGCAAATGCCCAAAAAGGACTTGTATATCCTGCGTCACCTATTCTCTGAGTATGTTCAACATGCTCCCATGCGTTATGAAAGTTTTCGTCAAGATAACCCACCTTCTCGATACACTCTCTAGTGTAGTAAGAGAACGCGCCTACACAGTTAGGATAATAGTCTACATTGTTATCTGTATACTTATATCCACCCTCATTAGCTGGACCGTGATGTGCGAAGTTTAGATGATGAAATCCTGCTTTTTTAGCAGAGTCTATGTATCTTTTGAATACTTCTGGAGATTTAACTAAAATATCATCCTCGATTAAGAAAAGGTGGTCACAACCCCGATCCATCATCTTTTTAAGGAGGAAATTCTTTGAGTAGGCACATCCCCTGTTTTTCCCTGAGCAAAACTCTATATCATGCTTATTAGTATCTCTGATTGTGTCGTAGTCGATAGAGTAAACTCCGTCCGACCCATCATCATAAGCAACAATATAATCAACATCTCTTTTGTTGTCGATCAAACTATTAACACACTGTGAAAAGAATTTTGGACGATTGTAAGTAAGCAAACCTACGCCGATCATTACCCTATTATATCATTGATACTGCCATTTGTTTTTGATGTACTCATTTATATCTTTAACATTATCCCATCTACCGTTTTTAGTCTCTCTAATTAGTTGTTCCCTCATTGATCTAACCATACCGTTCTCATTTAGGATTGAAGATATTGAGTTGTCTATGCTTATTCTTTCAGATCCTATCGCCTGTAACCTTCTTCGGTATAAGTATTCTAGATCTGCTTTTCTACCTGCATCTAACATAATTGGAGGGACGGTTTCCCATCCCCCCTCAATGTTAGTTAGATTTACTAACAATGACCCAATCGCTATTGAGAATCTTACTTGCGTAAGAGCCTGCCCAGGAAGCAAGGCCAAAGCGAGCAGCGGGGTTGCCACTGTCGGCTTTGTCGGTGACGATGTAGAGTTTGGGTTGGTCTGTTGCCAGATCAAAACAACCAATAGCATCGCGCCCGTGGAAGTAGTTGTGGTACATAGTAACATCACTACTAGACGCGGCACCGGATGAGCTATTGTAGTCAACGTTGTTTAAGAAACGAACGCCGTACAACTCACCCATCTCACCTTTATACAGATCTCCTACATCAGAGTAGGTCTTAGCATTGAGCCAAGCGGTACTCTTGACGAGTGAAGATTTGGTATAAGGATTGACTTTACCTAGGAAGTAACCACTGTCGTAGGCTTTAGCTTTATTGATTTCAAGCTGTTGCACGATAGCGCGAACTTCTGGCCCATCAAGAACATCGGAAGCGGCGACACTGGATGCAGTCTTGCCATTGGCAATTCTGACAGTTCCATTTTCGAGTTCATTGCGGACGATGCGGTTCATGGTTTCACCCATGTTCTGCCCAAGGAGAGCAATCTTTTCGCGGTTGTTTACATCAATACTGGTAGTAGACAAGAATCGTGAGATCTTGTAGGTAGTACCGTATTCAGCCAACACAACACTAACATTGGCTGCACTGATAGGACAGATAGATGGGTTAACACCTTCTGACAAAGCAGTGGTTTCAATAGCCTGGGGAGTATAGCGGTTAAACCAGATGGTTTTACCTTCTCCTGTACTATGAGTTCGCATTTGAGCGCCCTCTTTGAGAACGAGGTCATACTCGGCACGAGCCAAAAAGACTTTGTCGTAGTATGTCTTCATCTCGCCGGTTAGACCGGTTGTGACTTCAGTCATATTATTCCTTTATGTGTCCAAACATCTAGGTCAATATACTTTGCCTAGCCTCTCTTCCATTTCTTTTAAGGATAAATCCTCAAACTTCTTCTCACCTTTAGGGGTGGAGCTGGGGCGAAGAGCTGTTTCAGCGGCTTGTTTGGTTATAATTTCCTGCATTCCGCCAACTTGCTTGCTGATTGACCTTGTATAAGGTTTCATCAGACCATCAACAAACTTCTTGAGAGATTTAGTGGGATTAGCCTGTACATAAGCCAGTGCTGCACCCGTTACACTCTCAGAAAGATCAGGATCGTAGGAGTCATCATCAGGATTAAGTACAGAATATTCTTCCATTACTTTCTCCGCCTCAGAGTTTACACGGGCAACGTGTTGAGACTGTGCTAACTTAAGATCTGCAATAGCAGCGGCTTTAGCCAGTACGCTTTTCTCAAACTCAGTAGCATCTACCTGGCCACTATCATCTGTTTTAAGCGGTTGATTTAACTGTTCCCAGGTTTGCTGGGGTTGACGAGCTGTCGTTAGTTCTTCAATCTGCTTTTTAAGTGATGCGGCTTCGGCTTTTGCTGCCTTAGTTTCCTCATTCAACTCTCGGATGCGACTCTGCGCTCCCTTTTTGTCAATGTGCTTCTCGTCATCCTCTTTTGGTGCTGATTCCGTGACGGTTTCGACTTCCGTTTTTGGATCTTCAACCCCTAAATAAGACTCCTTGTTGCTTTCAGGTGACGACTCCTGTGTTACAACTTCCGTTTGTACGTCGGCATTGTCTGCCATATTGCGCTCCTTCCAGCGTTACATAACTCTTTTACGGGTGTTACGATCTCCCCGCTAGTTAATTACTAGATGGTGGAGTTGTACCTGCAACCTCACTATTTAGTAATCGACTTCTTTTGCATAATTGGCTGACCTTTGTCGTCAAATCCAACCAGAATATGATCCATTCCTACATACACTGCGTGTTGTAGCTCACATCCGTAGCATATTAGATAACATCCTCTTTGCCTCCACTCGTGATTACCCGGAGTGAAGGAGAATGCTGGCTTGTTAAAGTTCAGCTCCTCATTTAGCTCGTCGATCTTGCTCTCTGGCTCGATCTTTGGCTCGTTCGACTGATGCTCTGGCATTGTCGACATATGAGAGTATCCTATTGAGGACATCTTTTGTTACCTCCTTGACGGCTGTTTTACGACCAATATCCTCAAAAGACGCTCCATTAGCCATTGACGCTAGAACTGTAGCGTCTAGGTCGGCTACAATGGCTTCTACATACTTTTTAACGTGCTTCCACCCTGCGGTTTCCGACAAGAAGTGCAACTGCTCCTGGTCAGTCTCGCCTTTGGTCTTTTCTTCCTCGCCAAGTTGTTCAAACTCGGTAAAGAAGTTGGGTTTTATTCCATCCATTACATGCCCTCCATAGGCATTTCTTGTGGTATCTGTTCGGGTTGAGCGGGGATCTGCCCCATCCCCTGCATTTGTTGTATGGCTTGAGCAAATTGATTATCCATAGCGCTCATTATTTGGGTTTTACCCTCTTCTTCGTTGCCTGTTTCGTTTGTGTCCTCAAGTATCTTGTCCCAGTCAGTAATACCCGATGCTGCGGTTATTCGTTTAATGAGTTCGCCTAGTTTGAAGTTGAGACCTTGACCCTTTACTGCCTCCATCATAGGACTCGTAACTCCTTGTGGTCCCATCTGCATCCCATTAGTCATGAGTTGTAGGAGGGTCATTAGGTTTTGTTGTTGCTGTGTCTGGTCGACTGCATAGGTAGAGCCAGATACAATCTCATAGTCATAGAGGATTGATCCTGTCTTACTCTTATCAATCTTTAACTTGCCCGACTTCTCGTCATACATCTCGCTAACTTCTGGGTAGACCTTGGCTAATTCTTCAATCTCCTGGTCAAACATACGAATAGCAATACTTCCTACCTGTTTCTTTGACATTAGGTTTACAAACTTGCGAGATACCTCCTGCAAGAACTGCTCCATGTAGAAACGGTCTACGTTATCTCTAGCGTTCTCTCTACTTGCCTGCATCTTTAGAGCTTGTGGAGTCTTCCCAAATCCAGGGTCAACATTATCTGAGACTGAGGTATCGGATGTGCCAAACATGTTGAGAAGTGAGGCAGTTACTGTCTGGTAAACGTTGTTAAAAGTTTGTGTTCCTTGTGGGGATAACTGCATAACTTGAGCTGCATTACTTGGAGCGCC